CATAGAAGAGTTGCCTATCTATCTGTGTGACGAACCTTAGCTTCCATCACCGAAAGGAGTGACGGACGCAAGGTAACCCCATCCAAAGTGTTGATTGGCAAATCAGCATGAATACCATAAAGGTATAAGCTGACGCCGTCAATATTCTTACTCAGCAACCTCTTATCCATGTTCCATAAGGAACTAGGTAGAGTATTGCGAAGAAGAAGACTAGACCTCTGGTCGAGGTCTCTATCAACGTCAACGATAGTCGAGTTATACCCGATTTTTCGTTCGACAAAGATAGTCCGTTGATAGATCTTAGAATTCATAAGATTTCTAAGCCTAACAACAGAGTAGTCCATCAGATGGTCCACCGGCAGCTTCTCTTGCCATAGAAGGGGATCTGAACAACGTTCTTCAAGGGGTTTTCCCTTTGCATTCCAACCAAGTCCACCGAGAAAATCGGGGATCTGACTGAAACGTTGAATCATTTTCACCTGTCTAGGCCTGAAAAGTGACAGTGATCGAGGACCAAGTATCCGAGCGATATCCATAAAGGAATCGTCAGATACATCCCTCCATTTATACTGTGAAATAACAGTATTCCTGGAAATAATCTTACCACCAAATTCACAAAGTGAAGATGAGTGGAGAGATTTCGGGAGTGACACAGGACAACCTAAGAGGTTTAAAACCTGATAGTAATCTTGTGCCAGTTGGTCATCGAGAATCACTACATCGTCACCAAGGACAAAGAATTGGTTATCCCAATCTTTGTTGAGGAGACCTAAGAGCAAAATACCATGAGTCAGAGCAAAAGCTCCAAAACTGGGATAAAGCCCCAAAGGTTGACCTCTTCTCCATGATATTTCCCCTTCACGGGGCATATACCATGAGGCCTTGCTCAGATCAACAAACAAATCCACCTCGACTTTAGGAAACATCTTCCGAAGAAGATGTTCTTGTAGATCGAGTGGAAAATAGTCTGTTGCACCTGATAAGTCGATGGAGTGAATCGTCTTGCCATGGGCAAGCGCATCCTGTAAAACAGGAATAGCTTTAGATTGGTCGAAAGTGCAATCAAAAGGTAAAGTCCTAAGGTAATCATAAATAGCATTACCAAAGGGCTCAAGTACCCGCTGAAAAACACGACCAGGGTTGGCTACAGCACGAAGCTTGTAACCAGGTTCCTGGATAAGACCAATCCTACCCACAAGGAATGATCCGTGATCCATAATAGGATCAAATACATCTTTGTTTTCCCTACGGTTGTAGGGATCGCGAAGAACATCCCATAATCCGCCCATAAGGGAGGAATAATGAGAATGTTTGTATTTGATATAATGCTTAAACCCCTCTGTTGTTTCAAAGAGGAATTTAAGTGAGTCAACTATTCCATCAGACTCTGGAACTGATTCTTTTGGAAGAGGTGCTCTTTTACTAGGAGATGGTAGCATATCGACCAAAGGTCGAGGCTTTCCAATCTTCTTGTAAAATACCCTATTGGGTAACAGATCAAAACCTCTATTGATAATATCGTTTCCCAACGATACCTCAATAGGCGAAGGAGGGTTAGCAGTGACACCAGATAAAAACTTCTCCCTTTGCTTAGGAGTTACCTCTTTAGCAATGAATAAAGTATAAATCTGGAGCAGTTGGATACCGCGAGAGAAGTTTTTGTCATTTAATGACATCCACTTTTCGAGCTGGCCCAGATGACCACGATGATATCGTGATCCCCGGGAGATCCATGTAGAGACTGGTGGCATACCAGCCTTACAACGGATAACATCTAACTTGATCGCTTTCAAACGATCCACTGTCCACCCTTCTCCAGAG